GAGATTTTTCCGGTTGTCGTCGGTTACAATTAAACGATCAGCCGGGCCAATTACAGATTCAAGGTTTTGCAAAAATGTCGACATGTTTGGTTCTCGCGGATTTGATCGATGGCTAATAACACACAAACATTTACAGCGCCAATAGACGATTGGGTCAAAGCGACGAAAAAAAGGCTGTTCGCAGTCCGAAATATGTCGATTGAAAAGGTGATCAACGCCGCACAATTGCCGGTTGGTAAAGGTGGTCGAATGCGCGTTGATACCGGCTTTTTGCGTGCATCCGGTCAAATGTCGCTCAACGGCTTACCCAGCGGTCCGGTTCGTGGTGATGACGCGGCAACCAAGTTTCAATATGATGACGGGGCACGTGTGACACCGGTTGCTTTGGTACTGGCACGTGCGAGCCTCGGCACTGACATTTATTGGGGCTGGACGGCAAACTATGCGAGAGCGAGAGAATCGAAAGACGGTTTCTTGCGTTTGTCGGTGCAACGATGGGATCAATTTGTTGAAGAATCAACCAAACAGGCAAGAGCTAGGAGCCCTAACAAATGAATGAATCAGAGATTACTGACGTGTTGTTGGGGGATGCTGTTGCGGTTGCGGCGGCTCTATTGCTTCCGGTTTCGTTGCCGAACCGGTCATTCAATCCACCGGACACCGGCAAATATCTTGAAGTGATCCAGTTTCGCAACACGGCTGGTTCCCCTAGCTGGGGTGGAATGGCGGTTTATATGGGCATTCTTCAAATCTCATATCACCAGCGAAATGACGATACCGGAGCAATGCCGGGCGCCGATATTCAAGCCGCGATTGAATCCTATTATCGCAAAAACCGGCTGATTTACGGACCAACCGGAAAGATCACGATCTATCAAAATGCGTCCGAATTGACGCCCATAACCGAGACGGACAAAACAATTTACCCCGTGTCAATCCCCTACATTGCCAGCCGTGGCGAAGGGAGCTAGTATATCGCGCAACCCGTCCAATTTTTGAGGCTTCAGCCATGAACAAAATTTCCGCCGCGCTTCTTGGCTCGGCTTCTGTCGCAGTGCTCGCGTCGTTCCTGCCGTTCGATCTGGACACCAACGCCGGGTCTAAGCTCTACATTCACGCGGTTGCGGGTGTTCCCACGGCTCTTGCTGTTCCGCCCGCCAATGCTGCCGCGTGGGCCGCCCTCGCGTGGGTTCAGGTGTCACAAGTCGGTGAAGTGGGCGAAATGGGTGTGCAAGAAAACATGCTCACTTATGACACTTGGGACACCGAAGTCGTCCAGAAACAGAAGGGCATGAAGAATGCCGGTGATCCAACGGTTGAGCTTGCGCGGTCTTCGACCGATCTTGGTCAAATCGCTCTCCGCGCCGCCGCGAAAACCAAACTGCGCTATGGTTTCAAGATTGAGCGCAACAATGCCCCGGAAGTCGGTGGCACTGGCCTGACCTTCTATAATTATGGTCTGGTCGCCGGTCCAACGCGCCCGATGGGTCGCAATGAAGACTTCGATTTGGAAGTGTTCACGCTTGGTCTGACCGCGCTCGAAACCATTGTCGAGCCTGCTGAAGCCGATTAATTGGTTGATGGCGATACAGTGAAGCCCCGCCATCACAGCGGGGCTTTTTGTTATTAAGAATTCTTTGCAACCCAATCCGAGCACTGTGCACGGTTGTCGCCGTAGAAAACGATGTGACGGTCGCTTAAGCGGCGGATGCCATAACCGAGACGTGCCATCATGATGATTTCGTATTCCATTTTGAAATTCTCCGTTGTTGATGATTTATATATACCGAACCACACAAACAATGTCAACCGTAATTCGCAATTAATTATCTGGCTTGACCGATCCGCTCGCCTTGGGCTATTCAATGCACTCTACCAACCACAGGAAATCCGCGCATGTCCAAAACAGAACTGACCGAAACCGGCGATCTTTCCGCCATCCAGCCCGCAATTTCTGGCGTCGAAGTGGCAATTAAGAATCCCGGCACCGGCAAGAAGATCGGTTTTTTCGTCACGCTCCGCGCCGCTGAATCCGATGAAGTTCAGAAGGTTGGCCGCGCCATTCGCACTAAAGCGAACAAGCTCGCCATTCGTAACAAGGCATATACCGCCGAAGAAGAAGAAGATAACAGCATTGAAATCATTACAGCGGCGATCATTGATTGGCGCTGGGGTGAAGGTGATGACGGCGTAATCGGCAGTTGGAAGGGCGAACAGCCCGCATTCACACCCGGCATGGCTCGCACCATTCTGAAGAAGTCGGCGGTCGCCCGCGCTCAACTCGACACCGAACTAGGCGACACCGCGCAATTTTTTCGCTGATCTAAGCGAACAACTTTGCGAGGCAATTCAGACCCACGTCCGATATGACACACCGGACGACAAAGGCGAAACCCGTCGACAGCGAAACGAAAAATTCGGTCAAGATCATCTGAACCCGGAAGTCGTTTTGCCGGAAGCTGGGGTTTACCTTTGGCAATGGTTCAATAGTCTGTCTGTCATGATGACGCGCGTGATTGGTGGGGTGGTTCATCATATCCCGCCTAGCGAATATCTCGCGTGGTCAGCCATGACAGGGTGCATTGTGGAACCCGCCGAATATGCTATCTTGCGAGACATGGACGCGGCGTTTTGTGCCGCGCTGTCTAAGGAAATTGCTGAAGTTCATGCCCGGCACCGTGCCGCGCAAGACGAAAAAAGCAAGTCGTCTCGCAAGCGCAAAGGTTAAAAAATGGCCGATCTAGCCGAACTTGGGTTTGTGGTCAAAGATGAACCGCTTGCCCGTGCCGAAGACAAGCTAGATCGGCTAATTCCCGCCGCCGACAAGGCAGCGAAGGCAACCGACCGTTTCAATAAAGCCGCCGGTGACAGCCCATCTGTCACAACGCGCATGGCTTCCGGCCTTAGCAATTTGACGACCGTCGCCGCTCGATTTGCAACAGGGCTCTTGGCAGCATTCAGCATCAATATGCTGTCGAGCTACGCCGATGCATGGTCCGATATGCAAAGCCGTGTTGGCGCCGCAATCAAAGACATGGAAGCCGCCCCGGCGCTCATGCAACGGCTAGTTGACGTGGCAAACGCTTCATATTCGCCGCTCTCTCAGACGGTCGAAATTTACGGTCGAAACGTCGCTGTTCTGAAAGACCTTGGACGGAACGCTGCCGAAGCCGCCGATTTCACCGAATCGTTGAACCACATGCTTGTGATCACGGCAACGCGCGGGGAACGTGCGGAATCGGTTCAGAATGCTTTGTCGAAGGCGATGGCTGTCGGCAAGCTGCAAGCGGACGGGCTCGAAACCGTTCTGGCAAACGGTGGGCGAGTTGCGGAAGCGTTGGCGTCCGAATTGGGAACAACGGTCAGCGGCCTCCGCAAGTTCGCGTCTGAAGGAAAGATCACAGGTGAAGTGATTGCACGCGCGATCATCAAACCACTCGAAACGGTCCGCGAAGAAGCCGGGGCGATGACGGCAACGCTTGGTGATGCGTTTGTCATTCTCAACAACAATGTGACCGCTGCAATCGGTACGCTCGACAAGGCAACCGGCACGTCAGCCGCCGTTGCCAGCGCAATTATTTTGCTCGCTGAAAATCTCGACATTCTGCCGCCGATCATCGGCGGTCTTGCTGCAATGATCGCAACGGCTCTCACACCTGCTTTGTTCGGTGCAACCGCTGCAATGTATGCATTCACCGCTTCGCTTTTGAGCAATCCACTAACAGCAATTGCGGTCGTCATTGCGTTGCTTGTCGCTCGAATTATCACGCTGATTCAAGAAGTCGGCGGTGTCGGCGCGGCGTTTCAAGCGGTCCAGATCGTTGCACTTGACGTTTGGACACGGATCACTGCCGGGGGCAACGCGCTTGTTGCAACGCTTCAGGGCTCGGCATTGCGGATCAAGGCGGCGTTCTCGTCTGCTTTCGTGGAAATCGACGCATCATTTGCGAACATGATCGCAGGTCTTGGACCGGCTGGGGAATGGCTCGGTTTCAACGCCGAAGCGATGCAAAAGCGCGTTGCCGGGATGCGGAAGGATGCGGAAGGCTTGAACGCTGCCGCCGATGCTGCATTTGCGTCCGCTGCAAATTTCTGGTCAACGGCTCAGAACGGCGCCCGGCTGGACGCTGCCGGAATGGGTGCAAGCTGGAAAGAATTCAACACCACGCTCGGTCAGACGGTTGAGACAACCGGTGCCGCTGTAACGACAGTGACGGCTTTGACGGATGCTCAAAAGAAAGCCGCTCAGGCATATTCCGAAGTGGTCAAAGGTGCAAAAGACTTCATCACAGAACAAGCACTGGAAGCGTCCGCATTGGGTCTGACGACTGTTCAAGCCAACACAATGCGGTATGCTCAAGATTTGCTCAATAAAGCAACTGCCAATGGTCAGACTATTACCGCTGCGCAACGCAATGAGTTGATGGGTCTTGCTTCACAGATGGCAGTTGCCGAACAATCAACAAAGCAGTTAACCGAAGCATATGAATACGGAAAGCAAACGCTTGGTTCGTTTTTCAGCACTTTGAAAAATGAGCTTATGAGTGGTTCGAGCTTGTGGGATTCGTTCGGTAAAGCCGCAATCAGTGTTTTGGACAACATCGCCAACAAGGCGCTCGAAATGGCGTCCAATAATATTTGGGACATGATTTTCGGCGGTCTGACCGGTGGGATCACTGGTGGTCGCGCTCCGCTTCAGTTGGGTTTTCAGCGTGGTATTCCGGGTTTTGCAACGGGCGGATATACTGGCAGCGGATCACCTTCGGCGGCGGCTGGCGTGGTTCATGGTCAGGAATTCGTCATGAATTCGGACGCAACGCGCCGGATCGGTGTCGGCACGCTTCAGGCTTTGAACGACAATATTGCATTGCCGGCCAACGAAAATGGCGGCGGTCTATACGTCACATTTGCTCCGGTCTATCACATTGACGGGATCGGTTTGACAATGGAAGAATTGCAAGAAGTTCTCGCGCGCAACAATGAACAATTGATGGACGATCTGCCGAACCAGTTGCAATCGGTTCAGCTTGACAGTCGCAAACGGATGGTGCGCTGATAATGACAATCACATGGCCTTTTACCGGATTGCTTGATTTTCTCGGTGCGGAGAAAATCACATGGGATATTGAGCAATTCAAAGAACACGATATGCAGGGCAGCGGTCACGACATTAACGTGAAATTGGCGCCGTCCAAATGGAAAGCGTCGATTGTTTGCCGTGAGCTTTACAACGAAACCGCGCGTCGTGTGGCAGCGATCATGCGCAAGGCCGATGGTCGTGCTTTCCTGATCCATGACCCTTCCAACCCGTACCCTGCCGCCGATCCGGGCGGTGCGATCATCACAGGCGGCTCTTTCATGGTTCAGGTGGGCTCCCTCGGTGGCGACGGCGCAAGCCTGTCCCTGAAGGGCCTGCCGCCCGAATACAAGCTGACCGTTGGTGATCGCGGTCAAATCATTTTCGCGTCTGGGGTCGGCAATTATTACTTCGAATTCAGCGAAGACAAGATCGCGTCTAATGCGGGCGTGACCACACTTGGCGACGTATGGCCCCCGATTCCTATCGGTATCAATATCAACGCTACGGTTATTCTCGCAAAACCATGTTGCAAAATGAAAATTGACAAGACCGGTTTTGCACCGGGTCAATCTTCGGGCAACATGACATTTGGAACGACTGTGACCATGATGGAATCAATCAATGACTAGAAACGCTGATCCGGCATTCTTGACCGCTCTCGCCAACGCTCCGCGCGACGGACTGGATATCGCCAAATTCTTTTTCATCAAGGCTAAAAGCCGTGGCGCTACACCGGTTCCGTTTGAAGTCGGGTTCTGGACTGGTGACTATGATTACACGGTGACGGTGAAAGACGGCGAAACAGGTTTGCCGGTGTCTCGCATTTATTACGGCGTCGGTGTCGGGTTGCGTGTGCCGAAAATCCCGCGCACGTCCGATATGACCATTCAAACGTTGGTGGTCAACATTCCGAAAAACCATCCGGTGTCTTTGTTGCTGGTGCGTGAAAATTCCGTGCGTCTGGCAAAATGCGACATTCATGAAGGGATTATTCAACGCCACGGTGTAGCACTCGTCAGCGCGCCAGAAATCGCCTTTCTAGGCGAAGTCGACGGCGATCCGATCAGCCGTCCAGCGGCAGGCGGTCAGGCCTCATTGGGGCTTGAAGTGGTATCGGACGCCATTCGTTCATTGACGCGAACCAATCCGGCCCGTAACTCTCATGAGCGACAGGTTTTGAGGGATGGCGATATGTTCTCGCTCTACTCGAACCTAGTCGAGAGCATTGAACGCCCTTGGGGCGAAGTGGCGGCAAGAGGCAGATGAAATTCGGCGCATTCGCTAAAGCACTGGACGCAATCACGACTTCAGATTTCAAATGGGGTTCGCACGATTGTATTTTCGGTTTGGTGGTCCCGGTGGTCGAAGCTGCAACCGGGCGCCGCGATTTGTTTGCACAATTCCGGGGGAAATACAAGTCAGCACGCGGTGCGCTCGGCATAATGAAACGAAACAATTTTGAAACGCTTGCTGATCTGATCGCGACTGAGTTTAACGAAATCGATCCGTCGCAAATCAGAATGGGCGATATTGCCGCGATTTCCAGCGATGACGAATTCGCATATTCGATGGGAATTTGCAACGGTCAACGGGTGTTCATTCTCCACCCGGACGGAACCGCAACCCGCGATCTTTCGGAAGTGAAACGCGCTTTTAGGGTGGAATAGAATATGCCATTTCTTGCACCCGTTTTTGGGGCCGTCGCTGCATTCGCCGGAACGTGGATCGGTCAGCTTGTCATCAGTGTTGGTGCAACGCTGGTTTCCGGTCTGCTTCAGACATGGCTGAATGGCAGCAAGCAAGACCAACAGAAGACGCGCCCGCCCGGCTTTCAGCTATCGGCAAACGTGGGTGATACCACACCTTACAATTTCATTGTCGGGTCTGGTGCGACGGCAGGGCAGAAGAAATATTTTAATACGTGGGGTCAAAGCGGCGAAGTCCCAAATGCATACCTGACTGAAGTTTATCAACTTGCGAGCATTCCCGGCTTTTCAAGTCTCGCTGGTTTTTGGGCGCAAAAGCAAAAATGCACGGTCGATTGGGGAGCAACGCCAGTCGCGCAAGGTTATCCGGTCCTAGAATATCGGTTGAACGGAATTGATCACATGTGGGTCAAATTCTATGATGGCTCGCAGACGGCGGCAGATACGTTTCTAGTTTCGACTTTCGGCAGTGATCCTCAATATCCTTGGACGGTCGCGGCAGTCGGTCGCGGCACGCCTTACGTCATCGTAACCGCACTAATCAATCGAGAGCTTTTCCAGAATCAGCCGACATATGTTTTCGAACCAGCACCGATGCGCTTTTACGATTGGCGCAAAGACAGCACGAACGGCGGCTCTGGTTCACACCGTTGGAACGATCAAGGGACATGGGAACCGACCGTCAATCCGGTTGTGGTCATGTATAATGTCATTCGCGGCATTTATTATAATGGTGAATGGATTTACGGCGGTTTCAACATCGCGGCCTTCCGTTTGCCGGTATCGTCTTGGACGCCTGCCGCCAATGAAGCAGACCGCGCGATTCCGCTCGACACTGTTCCCGTTACATATGAGCCGCAATTCCGCTGCGGTATGCGGATCGATGTTGATGTTGACGCGATCGATACGATTGAGAAGCTGAAGCGTGCTTGCAACGCTCGCATTTCGGAAATCGGCGGCATTTTTGAAATCATGGTCGGTGCGCCGGGTGCCGCTGTCTATTCGTTCACCGACCAAGACATTGTGGTAACGCGCGACCAAGGCTTTAGAGAGTTTCCATCCCTCAACGACACCCATAACGCTATTCAAGCGCAATATCCTGAGCCCGGCGAAATGTGGGTGCTGAAGGACGCCCCTGCTCGCTATAATTACGATTGGGAAGCCGAAGACGGCGGGCGACGGCTTGCAACCGGCTTGACCTTCGAAGCCGTTCCGTTTGCCGTCCAAGTCCAACGCCTGATGGTGTCGCTGATCAACGACAATCGTCGGTGGAGAACACACGTCATCGCCTTGCCTCCCTCGGCATGGATTTTGACCGGCACCAGCATCGTCAACTGGACCAGTGCTGAAAACGGCTATGTGAACAAGAAGTTCATCGTCGTTTCGATTGATGGTGATCCCGGTATGATCCAGCCGGTGATTTTGCTCGAAATCGATCCTTCCGATTACGATTGGGATTCTGATCTTCAGCTTCCTTCACCCATCGGTCAGTTGGCAGTTATCCGCCCGAACCCACAAGTACCGACAGGGTTCCAAGCGTTCCCGGCGATCTTCTATGACGCCGATGGTGACGCTCGGCGTCCGACAATCGCAATTCAATATGATGGCGGTATGCCTGACATTGAATGGGTTCACGTGCTGGTTCGGCTGAAGTCGTCCGGTGCGTATGTTTTCGATC